CGCTGTTGTAGTTGCCGGAGTTCAGCGCCGAACCCTGCAGCCCCTCGGAGAGCCTGGCGATGATCGATCCGACGCCGGCCGCCGCTGCGATGCGCGTCTCGCCTGCACCCTGCACTGCCTTGAAGTCAAGATTTTTGAGGTCGACGCCCGCCATCTTGGCGTCAGCGCCACCGCCGAGATGGATCGTCTTGTAGGCGCTGTCGCTGCCTGCGTGAGCGGCGTCGAACATTTCGACGTACTCGGCGAAGTGTTCCGGTGAAAGGTTCGGGTCATACGTGACCACGAAGTTCGACGTGGCGCCGTTGCGGAAGAACTGCTTCTTGTGGTTCGTGATCGCCTGGTCGCCCTGGATCTCGTTGATGACCGGCGTCAGCCACGACATTCCCCGCCACTGCGCTTCGGGGTCGGGGATCGGCGCGTAATGGCCCACCTTGGCGGGCGTCAACAGCACCGGGTCGGGACGGCGTCCCGACTTGTTGCGAGTCGTCGGGTGATAGATGTAGCTGAGGATTTCGGCCTCAAGGCCGAACGGTGACGCGTCGGGGTCGCCAGGCACCCCAGTGACGGTCGTGACCCAGTCGGGTCGCAGGTGGCGGAGCTTGCCGTTCACCATCGTGTGGTACGAGTTGCCAGCAAGCGAGTTGTCTTGCTCCATGCGCGTGAGCAGTCGGCCTGGCTTGTCCAGCGGCGCAAGACCGGGGCCGTACGACAGTGGGCCCGGCGCGCCGTCCTCGGTGTTCATCTCCTGGTAGCGGAACAGCGCTTCAGAGAACGGCAACATGCGAGCAGTCACGCACGCAAAGACGATCCCGTTCGCCTTGTACGCCTTGTGGACGTAGTCCTCGAACGACGACTCGATGCGCTCCTCAGCATTGACCGGCGCCGACCGGCCGAAGCGTGCGGCGAGATCATCGCCAGGCCAGAACGGTGGCTGTTTGAAACCGCCACTACCGCCACCGAAGCTGAGGCCGTGCTTCAAAATCTTGGACAGGCCGCTCATTCGACAGGCTCGGAATCATCGGTTTCGGCGCCTACTCCGTCGCCACCCTGCAGCACCAGGAACGAAACGAGCGCGCCGAGCAGGCCAGCAATGATCCATGCAAAGCCTGGCGACCAGTGGGCAACGCCAACGATGACACAGATCGAGCACGCAACGAGGGAAAGACCGAACAGCAACTCGCGCATATGTGGGCCTCCGATCATCTTGTGACTGCGAATAGCGGGGTGCGTGGAGGTGGCTCGCTTTCAACGCCGAGCCGACCGAACGCCATGAACGCTGCACTGAATGGAGACACATCGCCCACGGAACCCCTCCTCGTCAACGTCTCGCCGGCATCTGCGCTCGGCTTGGTTCTGGCACTCTTGACTGCACGACGCAGAGCCGGTTCGCCGCGGTGGCGGATCTTGGGTGCTTCGCCCTTGGTGGCGTCCACGAACGACAGGAACGCACGAGCCTGATCGCCGGGTGTCATCTCGTCGACCACCACGCCGGCACCGATCAGCTCAGCAATCAGCGAACCGGCCGGGCTCGACAGGCCAACCGTCAACGGCGTACCGCCGAGCTTGTCTTGGATCTGCTTTGCACGGGCCGCAACCCAACCGGTGCCGGGCTGCGCCGTCGTGATCTCCACATGCACCAAACCGTCAGCGCGCTTCCCAGCGAGGCCGATCGTCGACCATGAACGGTCATGCGCAACATCGAGCGCCCACCGGACACCCTCGGGCAGCGGCGTTGATTCGGCTTCGGTCAGCGAATCCCACGAACCCAGATCGATCGGGCCGACATCGCCTTCGAGGATAGCGTCCTGGTTCCAGTTGAAAAAGAAGCGGGCCGAGTCAGACCACGGCGTGTCAGGGTCCCGCACGTGCTCGACTAGGCGGCCAGGATCAACCCACGACGCATCGCCGTACGCCGCCTTTAACGCTGCGAGCAGCACCTCGTCGGACGCCTCAACATCGACCGGTAAACCGTTGATCTCGGCTGGCGCTTCGACCTCGTCGGCAAAGATGCCGGGGTGACCGTTCTGTACCGCCTTGAACGAGTTCTCTGCGACCGTCTTCTCGCCACGCTCGAATGAGTTCGTTGTCTCGTAGGTGCGGCCGCCCATCTTCGCAGCGTTGTTGCGCATCACCCTGGCCAGCTTGACGCCACCATTGCGCGGCGTCCACAGATGGGTTTCGTCGAGAGCGCCGTACGTGATCGGCTGACCCTCACGGGAGCCGGCCGAAGCGGTGACCGGCTCCAGCTTGGCACCAGGACGGTCACGTAGGTAGCACCGGGTCAGACCGGGATCGATCTTCAACTCGTCGGCAGCGGCCCCATCGTTCTCGGTCAGGAAGTAGTAGACCACCGACCACGTGTTATCTGTCTGATCCTCGGAGACTGCGCCGACCTGAACCCACGGCTGCGGATCGCCAGGACCACCCCACGGCCGCCCCACAGGCTCGCCGTCAGCGTCCCACCCGTCGAACCGGACCGGACCCGCCAACTCGGCAATGACCTTTGCAGCCTCGATCGGTGACTTCCCCCAGCCCTTCGACCGGCGCGAATACCCACGGTTGTAGACCAGCTTGCTCGTCGTCGGATCAACAGCGAACCAGTTGACGATCTGCATCGCCTGCTCGTCGGTGAACCTCAGCTTCTTCGACGGATCACGCGGCGACGGCAACACATCGAACCAGTCGAGCAGCGCCCAACCGATCGACGGGAAATCGTTATCGTGCTGCGGACCGCGCCACGGCATCAGCCCGCCGACTTCAGGTGACCATAGCTATTGCCCTTACCGCCACCATCGCCATCGGTCGGCGCCGACTTCGCATCGGACTTGTCGGCCACGATCTTCCAGCGCAACGCAGCCAGACCCTTCGGCGTCAAACCGAGACGGTCATCGAGGTCGCGTGCCTCTCTCAAGATTGCCAGGCGACCGGACACAATGCCCTTCAAGCGCTGGAACTGCTGTGCGATCTCCTTGACGCCCTCGACGTCGGCGAGTAGTTCGAAGTCGACCGACATCTCAGCAGCGTTGATGGCTTTGATGTCGTCCTCGATCGAAGCACGACGAGCCAGCACGTAGAGATCGCCAGCCGACCACGCGGCGGCCTGCGGAGTACGCCACGCCCACGCCCACCACTGACGGCCCTGCGTCCCCAGGTCGTAGCCGCTCGGAGCGTCAGGGATGTCGCCATCGAAGCCGGAGACGGGGAGCGATGTCGTCGGGATCGTCGGCGAGTTACGCCGACGCTTGTTGACCTCGGGGAGCGGTCCTGGCATCACGATCACCCTTCCGGTCAAACGAGCTTCACCACGTAGCGTGATCTCACTCTGTCCACAGCATGGGGATAACCATGTGGATAGCGTTTCTCGGGTTGACCCCAAACCGGACGACCTCGGGAAACCCTTACGCTGCAAGGGTTTCCGGGTGTGGGATCCCGTACATGACGTCAGAAACCGAGCCGGGCTGTCCGTGGTTATCCACAGGCTGTGCGTAACTCCCCGACCCCCCACCCTCCGTGGTTAAAGGTCGAGGGCGTTTCCTGGTGGTGTGTTGTTGTCCCACCTGGACCACCAGACGTCTATGCCGTGGTGTTGCCCGTCCAAACCTCCACCATCAGCGTCTGCTGTTGGGTTGCGGTTGCGTGCTGCTACTCGCTGGTGGCAGGTGGTGGAGTCCGTCAGCATGATGATGGTGCGGGCCGGCCTGCAAAGGCTGAGCTGCTTGTCACGTTCCGCCTTGGTAGGTGCCCCTCGAATCACCGTGACGTCCGGGGTGCGGCTGCGTCCGATGCGCCAGGACTGGCGGCCGAAGGATCGCATACGGTCGCGTGGTTCGCCTCTTGGCATCTCTGCGAGGTCGAGCGTCTTGGGGTGGAGCTGTAAAGCGATCGTGGTCTTGCCGGACCCTGGTGGGCCGCAGATCAGCGTGACGGCCCGCCCTTTGTTCTCGGGGTGCTCGATGATGATGTGCGGGTCGGTGATCGTGATGTTCATAGGCCGAGCGCGTTGCCAAGTTTCTTCTTGGCGTGCGTCTGTTGCGCTGAGAGTCGACAGTTGCACGATTTCATCTCGGGTGCGTATCCGATGTCGCCTGGTGCGTCTGGGTGACCACACGTCCATTTGTCGCCAGCGGGGTGCTGGTCCCTGGTGAGTCCGCATCGTCGGCACCTGGTGGCCGGGTTGGCGTACGATTCCCGGTTCATTGCGTTGCGGATGCGCTTGAAGTTCGGGTCGCTGTGCTTGGTTGATCTCGACATGGCATCTCCCGTTCGGAGCGTCACGGATGGAACAACTAGCGCAATTCATATCACATCGGCGGTCGTCGTGTCAAGCACTGCCGTATGGTCGTTGCAGCACATGGGCTATCTCCCGGTGACACCCGGTGACACTGCCCCGTTGACGTGTTCTCTGATCTCCTCAAGATCGGTGCCGACGCACGGGTTACTGCCAGCGTCGAGTTGGTCGAAGATCGCTTCGGCTTCGGCGAGCACGCCGCTCTCAGCAAGATGCACGAGGTACGTATCGTGCGGCCGTCTGTGGCGCTCATGTCACTTCACCGTGCGCCCTCGATTTGGCGGTGCGGCAACGATCGCACAGCGCCCGAGTGCCGACCGTCTTGTCTGATCTGACGTACGTCGACCGGACCTGTCCGCATCCGCCGAGCCGTGCCCGCAGATCGTCGGACCATCCAGGGCACATGTGGTCGTCCTCTGTGTGGACCGTGGACGGTTTCACGGAGATCGCTGCGGTGCAGCGACGTTCGAGGGCGTCGAGCGCCTCCTCGACGCCGTGAATGCCTGACGCGATGCTTTGGGCGTGGCGGCGGAACCCGGCGAGGCGTGACGCCATGCGTGGTGTCGGGTCGGAGTGCCCGACGTCGACACTCACCTCGTCGGATGTGGTCGGCTCGTACGGGTCGATTGGTTCGCCGTGACGGTTGTACCGATCTCGGGGTTCGCGCGGTGCGTTGACGTTCTCGGCGGGCGCCGATATCGCCTCGGCTTGTTCGGCGAGTAGGAGACGTTCGATTGATGTGACGAGTCTCGCCATGCGTTGGGTTCGTGTGGCGACGTCGAGGGTTCGCTGTGAGAGTTCGGTCATGGTTCAGAATCCTTCGGGATGCTCGGTGAGTCGGGGCGGTGTCGTGGGTTCACTTTGGGTGGCTGGGTTTGGATGTGGGGGCAGTGGGACGCAGTTTTCGACGTCCACCCTCTGTAACTCTGAATTAGTAGAAAAGTAGCTCTCAGGTGCCTCTAGGCCCACTGCCCCCACTGCCCCCACTTGACGCTCTCCGTGGCCTATTTGACCACTCTCAGAGTCAAGTGGGGTCAGTGGGGTCAAGTGGGGTCTGACGAGCGAGGGGTGAATCTCGAACTCGGGAGACGTCTTGCCACGTCCGATCGCCATCAGAAGCGGCCCGTCGAAGGTCGGTTTCAGCCACCCGTTCTCGACCAGAATGTCGAACGCTGGGGCAAGATCAGACGTCGATTCGACACGCCGCTTCGCCCCGGCGTGGGTCACTTCTCGGAACGTGATCGTGGCCTCGTTGGTGCGACTCTGCAGCCACCCGAGGATGTACCTGGCGTGCCCGAGGTCGTCGGATGATCCCATGAGGTCGAAGGCGGCCCTGGCGTGCGCTGTCCAGTAGTCGCCGACCAGGATCGCCCGCTCGATCGTCTCGGCGCTGACGCTGTTCGACTCATCCCCATCGGCGATGTGGAGGAGTGCGGCGAGGCGTGCTGTCGTGCTGTCGCATTTGGCTACCCATTCGGCCATGTAGCGCAGCTCACCGAACGGCTTGAGCAGCTGTTCTCGGTCGTCCTGCCATGCGTTGAACAGCCGGCGGGCCTCTGGTGACAGCTCGAGGGTTCGCACGTCGCCGCCGATCTCTGGCAGGCCGTGAGCGATGCTGAGAATCTTGCGGTTATACCGTTCGGCGATGGTCATGCAATAGGTGGTGTCTCTCGACTTCGATCGGTTCCCGACCGTGTCGGCGGGAATGACGTACATGAAGCGGGCGGTGAGGCCACGCCCGACGAGCTCTTTGTTCTTCCCGACTCGGGCGATGACGTCGGGCTGCACGGTGAGCCCGACCGATAGTCGAGGGTTGCGGACGACGAGCGTGCCCCGTTCGACCCGGTCGACGCGGATGACGTCGCCGGACCATGAGCCGAGGTAGACGTCCAAGTTGGCTTTGTCGCTGTATCGGCCGGTCATCATGCCGAACAGCCCGCCTTCGGTGGAGACGAGCGCCATGCGTCCGTTCTGTTCGGCCATCAACTCTGCGAGCTTCTCGGGGGTGACGTCGTCGGCCATCAGTCGGGGCGGATGGATCGGCGGGATTTCTCGGAGGTCGTCTGCGTGCATCTTCGCTTGGCTGACTTCGCCTTTCTTGAGCGCCTCGTCTCGCAGTTTCTCGAGGTGCCGGCGGTCGAGCTCGCGGTCCTCTGCGTCTTTGGCTCCGTGTTCGCCAAGGTCGTCTTCCCACTGGTCGAGCACGTTGAGCATCATCCCGAACGTCGGGGATTTGCCGGTGGACGGTGGTAGTGCGGTGACGAGGTAGGTGTTGGTTCCCTCGATCCAGGGGCCTCGCACTCGCACGCGGGCACGACCTGCGGAGATGACCGACAGGGCGGTGATGGCGAGTTGTGCGGCGAGGTCTGGTGTCAACTGCATCTCAACGGCTGCCTGTCGTGCCTGTTGGGCGATCCAGTCAGGGAGTGCGTGCAGCGGGAAGGCTGGCCGGTCGTATTCGCCGAGAGCTACCGGCGCACCCCAGTCGCTGCCGATCTCGGCAGGCTGTTCAGCTTCTGGTTCGATGTACGGGTCGGATGGCGGCGGTGTCGGCTGCTTGCCGCTGTCGCGCATCTCTTTTGCTGCTCGGGCCGCTGCGGACATGTTCCCGTCGTGGTGGATGATCGCAAGCGCCCGAAACCGTGTGTAGCCGACAGCACCGCTTTCTTCGGTCTGATCGAAGGGCGTGTTGGGTGTGTAGACGAACAGGCAGCCGTGTTTGATGCTGGCCGAGTGCGGTGCGCTGGCGTTGGGGTGGCGCCACAGTGACCCGTCGTCGTCGCCGGTCCCGTGAACGCACGTCCATCCGTTGAGGACTTCGGCCCATGTGGCTGTTTCGCTGTACCAGTCGGCTGGCGAGTCGGCTTGGGATTGGGCGCGAGGCTTTGGCGGCGGCGGCGGTGGCGGTGTAAGGAGCTCGATGAGGAAACCGGGCATGTCGCCGGGTTCGCCTTGGTCGTCCCATTCGTAGGGTCGGCCTGTCTCGGGGTGGATGGAGGGTGGAAGGATCGTGTAGCGGAGGTTGTGGGTGAGTATGTCGATGCCACATGTCAGCGTGTTGTCGTCGAGTTGGTGGGCGACGTTGTTGCGGATCGCCCATTCGGTCAACTCTTTGATCGTCAGTCTTGCGATGTCCGGCCGTTTGAACCATGCGTGAAACCCGCCGTCGCCCCGGCCGGAATGGTGGCGCTTGGTGATCGGGATCGGGCTGTAGGACTGCTCGAGAGCGTTCCAGACTTCGAGCCCGCCGTGACGCGGGTCGATGTCGAGGATGACGACGTCTTTCGGGACTCGGTGCCCGATGAGTGATTCGGGCTTGTCGTTCCACCACTTCTCCACGGCGATGATGTCTGTGGTGCCGTCGTTGAATCCTCGACTCTTGGGGTATGGCGCTTTGTCGGCTCCGAGCGGGAACACTTCGTATCCGCGCATGGCGTAGCCGAGGGCGTGTTGCGTGAGGTCGGTCATGCGGTCTTTCGGTTCATGTGCGGTGTCGCCAGCCACGGTTAAGAAAGCTCACGACGCCTCTTCTGTCTCGATCATCACGGCGGGTTTACGTGCCGATTTGTTGGCGTGCGTGCAGGTCGGCGGGTGTGTGGGGATGCAACGGATGCGGGCGTGGCACGTCGGGCATTCGTACTGTCGGAGTCGTTTCATGTGGCGTCTCTCATCTGTCGGCGTATCCGCTCGCGATCTTTGAGGGTGGTGGCACCCCATACGCCGTGCAGCGTCGGGTCAGCAATGGCGTACGCAGCGCACTCGTCCATGACGGGGCACAGGCGACAGGTGGCGAACAGCTGTTCTGGTGGCTTGGCTTGGGGGTGCCAGCGTTCGGCGTCTTGGCCTCTGCACGCAGCGTTCGTCATCCACGCGGTGTCGCTGCAGTCGCGGTCGAGGTGCCATCCGAAGCGTGCGGGTGGTGCGACCGGTTCGCTGTCTGGTTCGGGTTCGGTGCGGTGTAGTGGGATGGCGCGGCCGTCCGCTTGATGGGTGCGCCGGTATTCGAGGACTCGGCGCCGTCGTTCTTCGTCCCACGTCACGACGCTGACCTCGTCAGGCTGATTTCGGCACGGCACGGTGGCGGGCGCACGCCGGCCGCTTCGCATTCGACGAGTTCGGCGAGGCGTTTGGCGAGCGGACTGACCGTCATCCGTTCGTGTAGCTGCTGGGCGGCGACTCGTTCCCGGGGTTTCTTGCTGGTGCGGTCACGCCAATCACGCTTTTTGCACTGACTGGAGCAGAACCGGCGCGGGCTTCCTGTGTTGTTGGGTGCGAAGGTTGCGTCGCATCCCTTGGCGGCGCATGTGTTCACGAGGTGGCCTCGATCGGGTATGCCACGTCGCCCGGCGAGCACGGGCCGATCTGGTCGGTGATGATTCGCTCCGTGTCTGCCTGTTCTGAGTACGGGCGTTCGAGTGCTGCGTGGTAGATGACGAGGTTCCCGTGCGTGCAGATGTGTTCCTTCGACCACGAGCATCCGCTGATCGGGACGGGTGTGCCGAGCTTCACGACACCGTGGACCTTGTAGTTGGTACTGATCTCGCTGACCTTGCGGAGACTGATGATCTCGACGGTGGGCGGGTAGCCGAGGCCGTCACAGTCGGGGCAGGGTGGTGAGTTTCGACCGTAGACCTGGGCGTTCCCGCTGCCGTCGCATGTCTTGCAGTCGATCGGGCCAACAAGCCAGGTGATCCACTTGCTGCCCGTTGGGGTCATGGCGTTGCTCTTGTCGCCGCCGTGGAATGCGTCCTCGAACATTCCTCTGGCGATGTCGGCAGGCACGACGTGTGGATGCGTCATGACGTTGCTTTCGGGGGCCCAACGGGCACGTATTGCACGTTCAGCGACCCAGAGAACGAGCAATCCACGGTCCACGGACCGTCCTCTGGAGCGTCCTCCCACTCGGGGCCGATCATCCAGCACGCGACCTCGTCGGCGTTATCGAGCCAGTCGTGAACCCAGCAGGTCGTGCGGTCAACCTCGATGCCGTTCGCTTCGAGTTCGTCGGCGGAACAGTCCCACTCTTCGAGGGAGTGGACGGTGAAGTGCTCGCCATGCGGCAGGCACTCCAATCGCCAGAGAGCGCCGTACGGGGTCGGTGTGAAGTGCAGAAGATGGTCAGG